GCGCACTTTGTATCTGCGACCTTCTTCGGTCACGCCATCCTGCGAGCTTTTAGCGTTAGGGAATGCGCTGCCTGTTGATGCGAAAGCGTACTTGCTCAATGCCTGCTCTGCTTCGTAGTCAACGGGTCGCTCATCTACAAGTTCCCACTCATCTTCGTTGATGATCTCACCCACTTCTTCCAAAGCAGCAAAGACCTGATCAAAATGCTCATCGCTCGGCTCTTGGCTTGATAGCTTCACTCCCGTTTCTTCTTCACGGGTTTCAGCGTCCATTGGAGTTTCAATTTCATTTGAGAACTCAAGCGGCTGAAGCGTTCTGAAGTACAGGTTGAGGCTGATGTCGTTGTAGATAAGAATCTTCTCAAATCCATCAAGCAGCGTTTCCTGCATCGGCTTGATTACGATGTTCTCAAACAGGATAGATGCCGTTTTAAGCTCATCTGCATTGTTACCAAGACCGCTTTGGTCTTTGATACCCATAAGCATCGGAGAAGTGATGCGGTGGGCAACCATCAGCTTCTGCATTGCCTCGTTGGACAAGAACTGATATTGGTTGTGAGCATCGCTCAGTTGTACCGTTTCAAGTGTTGCTTTAGATTCAGCATTGTCGTTGAACGCCAAGATGAACTTTCCTGCGTTGTTCGTGCCGCTAAACTTATTAGCAATCTGCATCTCAATAGACCTACGCTCCTCCTCGCTCGGGACTCCGTTGTTGAAGTTGATGAGCATTGAAGGATTGAGGCCGTTCTGAATGTTGTTGATGTGGAAGTTTGCAATCTCCTCCTCAAGTTCTGCATACGGCAGGCCGCCTTGATAGTCAACGGGTGAATAGTAGTAGAATCCTGCTCGGTATGGTTTGATGTACAATACCTCAAGACCTTCACGGCTTGTGCCAAAGGCAGGAATGCGTACAGGTTGCTCCCTGCGGCTCGCTACCTCTTCCCAACTCTTAGCATAGTAGTATCCCTCAATCTCGCCATCCTCGTTGCATTTCTCCGCACGGAGCGTTTCAATGGGGATGTGGGCAATCTCTACAATCATATTGTGGTCTTGCGAGTAGACCACTTGGATAGCACATTGACCCATCATCTTGTAGTCAGCAACGAGCCTGTGTACGGTGTCTTTGCTGAACAGGCCACGCATTGCTGCGTACTCACTCGGCTTACGAGCAGAATCCGTAGCGTCCAATCCCTTGCCGTAGATGAAGTCCACCACGCCATTGATTAGGGCGTTGTTGGTTGGGCTGCCGTTGTAGCGGTCAATCAGGTACTGAAAGTAGTTGTTGTCATCACCATACTGCACCCAATCCTTGCCCTGCACCTCGCTGATGTTAGGGGTGGTGTAGGAACTTAGGTTGACAACGTGGACTTTAGATGATGATGTAGTCGTTGTCGTAGCTTGTTTCTTCGGTGTAGACATTTTGGTTGACCGTGAATTTGTCATATTCGGTTTGTGAAGTTACGAAGACCCTATCTCGGTAGATGAGGTTTCCTGAGTTAAAAACCTTCAAACCATAGAAGCGGTTGTTCACCAATGAGAAAGTGCCTGTAAGGGTCATAAAACCATTCGCAGAGGCAGCAGTCACCGCAGGTGTTGCCGTAGTGTTTGTTGATTCATCAATCAGCGCAATCGTAACGCTCGCAGGGAAGGAGCGTGGGATGATTGTAATTGATTGAGGCGAAGCCGATACTTGTAAAATATGCATCTCAACTAAATAACCTCAGCCTAAACTTTTGTATAAAAAAAGAGGGGCTTTCGCCCCCCTTCTCCATCCATTTGCGCCATTCCGTTCAATAGCACAACACAAATATACGTTATGAGTTTGAACCCACAACAATCGTTTCGTTTGCACCTGCAAGTCCTGCAAACGGATTGGCAACCGTAGCGCCATCAAGGAAGTTGGCGGGCAGTTGCTCCTGAGCCTCAAGCGTCAACGTGTAGCCGCTCAGGTCACCCATAGCAGCACCCGTTACAATCGTTCCACCCGTAACCTCTGCTCCGTAGTTAAGACCCATCATAAACGCATTTCCGTTGTAGTCTTGTACAACCACCTGAGGGCGGCCGTAAGCCATCAACTTCAATTGCTTATTGTCCTGCTTCGTGAGCTTGGTCAAGGTCAAGTTCAACGTCTGCGTGAAGAAGGTAGTACCATTCTCACGGCTTGAGTTGATAGTCTGCTCAAAAGATGAGTTTCCTTTTACATCATATTCGTAGGCAGTAAACGTGCCTGAAATGTTGCTGATGCTATCGTCAGAAGACAGAGTAACCGTACCCAAGTCATCGTAGTTGATGAAGAATACTTTGTTAATTCCACCTACTACGTCTTTACAGGGTACTGCCCGTCCTAATGTTAAATCGCAAGCCATTGTTTGTTGTTTGAATTAAAAAAGGGGATGGGGCTTTGAAACCACCACCCCCTTATGGTTTAACTTATTGCTCGGATTAAGAGTAGAGAACTACGTCAGTACCGATACCGTATTGTACACCTGCGAAGAAGCGCAAGATAACACGGATGTTGTCAGAGCCATCAAGGTCAGCCATATCAAGGACACGAACCTCGTTACGCTCGTTCAGCAGACCCGTACCGAAGAACAGGTTAGAAGCTTGAGCAGCAACCATCTTGTTTGAAGGCAGGCCGTTTACCATAGCGACACGGATTCCGTCAAAGAACAAGGGTTGGTCACCAAACCACATCGTACCCTTGTTATCAAGACCATTAGCACCTACACCTGAAGCAGCAAAGCCACCCAAAGCACGAACGTAAGCCTTAGCAACGTTCTGAGGAACGTAGATGGTCAAATCCTCCTTGCCGTAAAGGGCAGCGGGGATAGCGTCTACAACCTTACCAAGCTCGGTGATTACGTTAGAAGCTGTTACGGTGGTAGCGGTTACGTCAACAACGTCAGAGTCAGCAGTCATCAAAGACAGGAAGCCTGAGAACTCACCTGCTGAAGCAGCGTTTCCGTTCCAAATGTTCTGCTCAATCTTTTGGGCAGTCTTGGCAGCAACGTGGGCAATCAAGAAGTCAGCGAACGAAGCGGGGATGCTGTCGTAGGCAGAGAAGCCCATCTGACCCCCAATCCACGAATCGTAGTAGTCCTTTTTGCAAAGCTGCAGGTTAACTTGGAACGGCTCAACCTCAAGAACACGGTCAGTCAAGGTCAACGTAGACGTAGCGTCAAAGTCGCAAGTAGCGTCTTTTACGATGTCGTTGGTGTTAACCTTCTGAAGGGTGGTCTTGAAGTTTACGTTGGGAAGAATCTCAACGAGTCCCTTGTCAAGGGTGTCTGCGCTCAACAGAGCAGCAGAGATGTACTTACTCGCAAATTGACCTGCGTAGTTAGTAGTGATAGAAGTGGTCGTAGCCATTTTCTTGTTTTTATTTATTTGTTAAGACGTGCAAGGACTCGGTCAATCGCCTTTGAGGGGCGGTTAAATTCTACCTTGTTGACTTGCTTTTTTTCGGGGTTGTGTTTGATGGGTTTAGCAGCAGGTGCGGCAGAAAGCTCGGCTTTAACCGATGCCATCTCCTCCTTCTTGGCGTAGTTGCCCATCTCCTCACGTATTGCTTTCATCTCCTCACGCATCATTGCAATCTCCTCGAGGACTTTCTCCACGATGGCTGCAACGGCAGGAGCTTCTTCTTTTACTTCAACCTCTGCGAGTTCAGTAGATTCTTCGGCTGAGGCTTCAACCTCAATCTCAATTTTTTCTTCTTCTACTTCTTCGGCAGCAGCCTCTTTGATTTCAGCGATTACACCTTCTTCAGCGATAACCAATACACGGCCATCAGCAAGGAGATGCTCACCAACAGGAGCAGGAACACGGTCTTCGCCACTAATGACAAATACCTCGTTTCCTGCTTCAAATACTTCAGCCTCAAGAACGGCTCCGTTCTCAAGGGTCATTTGCTCAAACTTCACCTCACGAATGGAGCTAAGTTCAGCAAGGATGCGGTTAAGGATATTATTTGCTTTCATATCTAACTAAATAAAAAGGGGTTGGTTATTTGTTACATTTTTACAAGTCCTGCCAAAGCGTATTGGTGGCCTCCCATCGGGTGTTGATGGTTTGCCATTCCTCGCCTCGTATGCGGACGCTAATGCCCTGACCGACAAGAGAGCCAATGCCTTGAGCAGGGAGTGTACCATCGCAGCACTTGCGTGAGTATGTATTGTCCTTGCATAGGCATCCCCTGTTGCCGCCTCTTGGCGATGCTACGGGTAGACGTTGTGGGCGCATCATAATTTGCCGAGTTCTTTTAGTTTGGATTCAGACCAACGCTTTGCAGCAAGCCCACCCCATAGCAGGTAGCTGATAGTGCCGCAAGCGGTAGTGTCGTTCTCATCGTAGTATTCTTCGGCTCTTGATAGGTACGAGTACATACGTGTGATGGTTTCTACGCTCACAGGCTTGCCTTGTGCCAACTGCTGCGCTCGTACCTTACCAACAGGCGTAGCACATTTGTTTCCGTTCTTCTCGTTCAGCACGATACCACGCTTGGCGTTATTGCGTACCGCTTGGGGATAGTCCGAGTAGGATTCCATCTCCACACGCTTACCGCTTTTCTTGCGACCATCCTTCTTGATGATGGCTACGATTTGCGATAGCAGCAGAGCCGCCTCTTGCTCCTCAAGACGCTCCATCTCTTGCTTGGCGAAGTTCATCTTGTCAACGAAGTAGCCCTCAATAGAGAAGCCCTTGACCTTGCCTGTCTTTACGAAGCCATCCCAAATCTCAGGGTTGTTAACCTTCATAGAAACCATCCACGTACCAACAGGCAATTCAAAGCCGTACTTCTTGCTTTTGTCGTGAACCTCATCCTCAATAATCCACGACTCTACAACCGTGAGTCCGTTGATTTCTACTTCGTGTTCAAGCGTAGCGTTGTTCTGATTTGCCTTTTGGAAGAACATCTCGCTCGCTTTGCGGATGGTATCTTGGCTGAAGTAAACGTAGAACTCCTCCTCGCCATTGACTCGGTAGATGGGTTTGTTGGGAACGAGTGCTGCTCCCATAAGGATGCGCTTTTCGTTATCCTGTGCAGCAAACTCTACACGCTGAGAGTTAAGTGCAATAAAGTCCTCCTCAATAGCGGGATGCTCTACGAGGCTGATGGCATCAATCCCCGTGAGTGCCATCGTTTCATCTAAGATTAGTTCAATAAGTTTCATTATCCGAATGTTGCGGTTCTTACTCGTTGGCGTTGCAGTTGTTGTGCGGTGCTAATGTCTTGGCTCACCACATACGCACGGATCG